AGTCTTTATCTGTAGCGCCCAAATTCTTTGTATTTTTCTTTCTCACGCACAACTCAATACCGATACTGTTGGAATTTCTGCACTCTGCGTGTTTATAGCTTGATGCTCCGCAGTGCCACGCTATGTCCTCGTCCTCTACACTCTGCCAGATTTCCCCGTTAAATCCTACAAAGTAATGCGCAGACGCTCCCACGTACTGCCCTGCATAATATTTACAGTTAGCCTGTGCGCCGCCTAACGCTCCTACATAATGGATAACAATATATTTAATTCTACCCACGTTATTTTTATCGGTAAAATTAAAAGGCGTAAGTAATTTATTTACTGTTCTCATTTCCTACTCCTCTCCATAAAATCCCATACTGTCTGCGTCCTGTGAATTTCTGAACTGCTTAAGCTCTTCGGGTGTCATTCCCGCTACTTTTTCCTGTAATTTCTTAAGCTCTTCGGGTGTCATGTTCTTTGTCTGTTCGCTCTTTGTTTCTTTCATATTTCCTGCCTTTCCGCATACAAAATAAGCGCCTGCGGTGTCCCGCAAGCGCTCTTTGTTGCTATGTCCTTATTGTTCTTATCTTTCCTGTGTCCTGTGTTCCTCTACGCTGCCTGTGGTGCTGTCCCCGTCCAGTTCGTCTGTGTCCGGCAACTCGTCCGTATACTTTGCCAGAAACTCCCGCACCTTTTCCCATACCTTTTTTACGGGCAGCCCGCATAATGCCATATTCTTAAAAATACTCACTACCTCATAGGCAATGTAAAGCAATGCGAAAAATTCAGCCACGCCCACGGTATCAAGCCCTAAATATGTACGTGCCTGCTCCGGTATAAATCCGATTAAGTTAATCTTAATCAGTACGTCGATTGCCAGCATGAATACCAGAGAAATAAGCATACCTACTTTTCTGATAGCTCCGTCAATGCCTGCGCAGCTGTTAAATTTCTTCTCTTTGATTGCACGCAGCACGCCAAAAACCGTGTCGCACACAATCGCCAATACTACCAGCTGGATAATTTTGTTATGTGCCGCCGCCTCAATAAATTCTGTAATAGTCATGTTCATAAATCCTGCCTTTCTCTTAATTGCAAATCTTTTGCCCGCTCTTTCAGCTCTGCGCCGTCGTAGCCCGCTGTCTGCTCCCAGCTTTCCAGAGTGGCTATTAAATCAGCAATAAGCCTGCTTTGCTTTTCTATGGTTTCCTGTTGTTCTTGTACTACCCTTAGTAAATTGCTACTCATGTACTCGCTCCTGCATTCTGCCGCTTAAGCAGCCTTTTCTATGGCTGCCTCTGCCAGCGTTTCTATTTTCTTTCGTAGGTTGTAGCTGTCGGCGTGTCCTGCGTGTCCCGTCCAGCTCTGTATGCTCTTTTGTAACTGCTCTTTTGTGATTTTCCCGCTCTCGCACTTCTTGATAGTACGCTTTATGCGCTTTATGCTGTCCTTTCGTACTTTCCTGTGCGTTGCCCTGTGTTTGTAGCCTACAAAGTCTATACCGTTCTTTGCTGCCAGTATGGTAGTTTTCGGGTTAAACTCTAACTTAAGCTCTTCCCGTAAGAATTGCTCTATCTGTGCAAGCCAGCTGCGCAGCTGTTCCTTGTCTGGGCTTAATATTACAAAGTCGTCCATATAGCGTATGTACGCCTCTACGCCCAGCTCATGCTTAATAAACTGGTCTAATGCGTCCAGATAGATATTTGCAAATAACTGACTGGTAAGGTTTCCAACTGGTATCCCTACGCCGTCCGGCATATTGCCGTTGTGGTCTATTATCCTGTCCAGCAATGCCAGTACCCCAGCGTCTTTTATAACCTTACGTATTTCAGTCTTTAATACCGCATGGTCTATGCTCTGGAAATAGTGGTGTATATCTGCCTTGATAGCATAAAGCGGCTGGTCTGGGTGGTATTTGTTCCACTCATACAGCCACTCTTTTAGCGTATCAGACGCAGCGTGCATACCTTTACCTTTCCGGCAGGCGTAAGACTGCGATATAAACCGCTTATCAAATATAGGCTCTAACACGTTGTTTATGGCGTGCTGTACCACCCTGTCATAGAACGGCAGCGCCATTATCTGCCGCTCTTTCGGTTCGTACACCTTAAAGTAATGGTATTTGCTCGGCTCATAGGCAAGGTTTATAATATCTTCCCGCACCTTGTCTAAGTTTTCCTCTTTGTCTTTCGTAAAAATCAGTACGTCTTTTCTGTGGCGTTTACACTTTCTGGCTTTGTTATAGGCTTTCTGTACGTTTCCATAGTCGCCCATAGCCTCTAAAAGCGTAATGTGCCGCCCGTCCTTATCGGTAATGTATCCTACTCTTTTCAAGTATTAAGCTCCTGCCTTTCGCCGTAGCTACTAACCAGCAGCCGTATTTTTTCTCTTTGCCTCACGGCGGGACAGCCGCTCTGACTATAGGATATTAAACACTCGGTCTTATCCCTTTCTAAGTCCTTGCCAGTATTCCGTAGAACTCTGTGCCTGTAATGTTTTCACTAAGTCACACGCCCCACGCCCGCCAACGTTCGTGTTGACATTCCACGGGTAATTGTTGCAATTCACGGCACGTGCGCCGTCCTGCACGCCATTGTTCCAGTTGCCGCCCGCTATCAGCTCCGCCAGAGGCTGTAAGTAAGCAGCTGCCCCATATTCTGCTATTTTCTTGCCTTTACCTCTTCTATCAGTTCTCCCAGCATAACGCCTATTTCTTTCAGCTTACGGCAACTTTCGCCGTAGTGCCGTGCGTTCATGGCGCTATATTCCAAATCATGCGCCAGCCGCAGCAATTCTTTACTTTCCTGCAATGCCGTATCTACCGTGTATAAGTGGCTTTTCGTCGCCGTCTTATCCCACTTTATAACCTCTTGTAACATTTCAAGAATTGCGTTTCTGGTCGCAGTCTGTAAACTGAATTTTTCAAATTTTGGATACTTTGCAAGTAAAGGATAGATATATAGCAGAAAATCGTATATTTTCTGATGTATAATATCTGTTTGTGTCTGTGTGTCCATGTCTTACCCCCGTTTATACGGCTGGGCTTTCGCCCGCCGTCTACTGAGAGTCACACGCCCCACGCCCGCCAACGTGCGTGTTGACATTCCACGGGGAATCGCCGCAATCCACGGCACGTGCGCCGCCCTGCACGCCATTGTACCAGTAGCCGCCCGCTACCAGCTCCGCCAGAGAGTATGCGTAATACTGGTAAATGTTACCAACGTCGTAAGACTTCTCGCCCGTGTTCAATGGGCTTTTCTTGTCCCACCCCCACGCAACGCTTGCGTGATAGTCTGCATTTGTGGCGTGTTCTGCTCTTGTGATAAGCTCGCTTGTATGTTCCCACACACGCCCCACGGCATCTACGACACCCACGCATGAAACGGCATTTACTACGCTGCCCGTTGTGCCTCTTCCCGTGTTTGTTGTAGCGCTCCATGCGTTTGTATTTGCGTTGTCCAATCCAGCAGGGCTGCCAAAAGCATACGCACAATATTCTGCATAGCTCGGCATACGCTTACCGCTCTTTGCCAGACGCTCTACAAAGTTGTACCAGTTCATATTTTCTGTACCCGTCATAGGTGCGCAGCCGTACTCTGATTTCAAGCCCTTTGCTCCGTCGTCAGAATTAAGGTAAATATCTACCCATGTGCCGCCGCCTAAATATACCATTCCCTCCGGGCTGCACTTCGGGCGGTGTCCCAGTGTCCATACAGAAAGTGGTACAATTCCGTTACTTACTGCGCTCTCCCAGCCAGTGCCAAAAATAACACCGCTGCCATTAAGCGGCTGTAAATTGCTGTCAACCTTACGGCAACGTCCATAATGAAAGCCAGCAATTTTACGGCTGTTTGTAGCGTTCCAGCCTGTCGGGTATGTAGAATTAAGGGAAATTACGTATTTCTCGTCTGCGCTGTCAATTCTGCTGTCGCAGATATATACGTAATAGTCCTTACCTACCGCAAAAGCGCTGCCTGCGTCCAGATTAGCAGCCGTAAGAATGGTGTTTGCTGTCTTGAAAATTCCAGCACCACCCACGGCAATTACGCAACCCTCTACTACGGTCAGTTCATTTGCTCCGCTGGCGTAAATGTACTCATTGCTTGGTGCTACAATATCGCTGATTGTAGCCATTTTATTTACGTTCAAAAGCGCCCTTGCGTCGGTCTTTGTAACGTCGTCCACTAATAATCTACTCATACTGCTTTAATACTCCTTTCAGTGCTGCAATGTCGTCTGTTGTCATTCCTGCCACGGTGTCTGTGCGTTCCAGCGCAATTACCTTGCAGCCCGCTTTTACCGCTTTGGAAAGTGTAAGGGCTGTTCTGTCGTTTCCTGCCTCTCCTGCTGCCGCTGCCTCGTCGGTCTGGATATGTGTTACTCCCTGCACCGTGCCGGATACGTCGCCCGCTACAAATTTCATACCTACCGCTGCCTCGTCGCAGTAATATACCGTAACCGCCTTTTTCTCTTCCTCTACAGCTGCTACGCCGCACTCAATATAACGCTGGTTCTCTGCGCTCTCGATTTTCGCCAGCAAATCTGCTGCCGCCAGTTCTCCGCTTGCTACCATAGCAAGGCAGTTGTAATAATCCTCTTTTGTCTTTAATACTTTAGGAAATCCTTTCATGGTCTGCCGCCTTTCTAAAATGTATTTGCAAGATAGGAATTACCCACGTAGGTAGCCCCTAACACTGCCGTTTCTACTGTTCTTTCGTAATGCTGGCTCATGTATGCTGCACCCATGTAACACAATCCCAGTACAGCATCATGCTTATAGTCAATGCCCCAGCCGCTTTCTACTCTCTTAAGTCGCTCGTCCAGCGCTGCTATTGCCTCTTTTGTTTCTTTCGTGCCTGCCTCTGCCTGCTTTTTCACTTCCTGCATGGCTGCTGCCAGCTCTTCAATTTGCAGTTGCAGGCTGCCTGCTATGTCCTCGCCCAGCTTGTCCTTGATACTCTCAAACCATGTGTTAAATTCGTTTTCAGCGTCCGACTGGAATAACTTAATTTTTGCCATAAATTCTGTATAGGCGCTTAAAAGTTCCTTGTCCCAGTTGTCAAGCGTGCTTTCAAAACTGCTGTATCTTTCGTTAAACTGACTCTCATACTGTGCAAATAAGCCCTCTGTCTTGCTTACGTAGCTGTCATATACGCCCGCAATCTCTGTAAGGTACTTTTCCATACTCTGCTTATATGCGCTGAACTCGTCCAGCACGGCTGCGCTGTAGGTGTTGAAAAAGTCCGTAAACTGCTTTGTAAGCACGCTTGCGTCTATCTCTTCCACCGTTCCTGTTACAATGCCGCAGACTGCGCTATTAAACCGCTGGTCTGTGATGTTCTGCGTCTGTATCCTTGTTACGCCCTTGCCTACGTAAATATCTGCAAGCGCAAGCTCCCATATTTCCGTAGTGCGTGTTACTGCCGTTGCTGTCGGCTTTGCAGACGGTGTGCCTTTCAGCACCGCAATATACATATCTCTTTGCGGCAAATCCCAGCGAACTACTACCCTGTCCACCCTGTTAAGCGCTCCCTCTGCCGTATCCAGTGTTACGCTAAGCGTTGCAGGATTTCTAAAGGCGTAGCCGTTTATAAAGGCATAGCCTGCATTTACTTTTATTTCCATGCCGCTGTAAGCTACCACCTGTAGCCCGTCGCTTGGCTTTGGAAAAATGCCGTTTGCAATGAAAGTAGCAAAGTACCACGCCCAATCCTCGGCTTTATATACCCTGTCGTACTCTCCGTCTACTGCCACGGCATTAAACGGTAAGCTGTTTGCCATTTCTGCTACCTCACTTTCCTAATCTGGTCTACCAGTGTCGGCAGGCTGTCGCCAAAAGTCGCCTCTATGGTTTCCTCGCCTTTCTGGTATGTTTCTGTTACTTCTGTAATGCGTGCATCTATCTGTATGCCCCACTTGGTTTCTTTGCAAGTAATACGGTCGCCTAAATCAAAATCAGCCTTAAATTTTAAGTTTGAATTTGTATTTATGGTACTTACAAAATTTATGTTCTTGCCGTAGTTTTCCAGTTCTACGCTGCCTCTCGTTTTCAGCATTGCAATATAGGTATTCAGCGGTATTGTTACCTCTGTTTCCCCCTGCTGGTACTTTCTGGCAATGTCCGTAGCGTCGCAGAATACCTCTACTAAATCCAGCCCCGTTGCGCCCTCGCCGTCCACTGTGGTTACTGGCTGGCTGCCGTCGTCGTCAGCTGCTCCCTGCACATAAATAAAGTTGCCGCAGTTCTCTATACTGGCTGTATATTCCTGCTCGTTGACATTATCAAAATCTCTTGAAAATATGCAGGGTGTGTTACCCTCGGTATTTGTGGCTGTAAGGTCATTACCCTTATACAGATAAAAGCCAAACAGTCCCTCTCTTTCGTTAAGCAGAATGTCGTAGCCCAGCTTTCCAGCCTGCGCCCTTGCCTTTACTTCCTGCCCCAGCTGTGCGTATACCTCGTTTGCATATTCAACCGCCACGCCGTCTATGGTTTCCTGCGCCAGAAATGTAAACAACGGAAAACGCCGCTTTGTGCCTGCTGCGCTGCCGCAGTTGTTCTTTATCATAAGGTTTATAAGATACTGGTTCGTACCTGTTGCCACAATCTGCGGATAAATGCAGCGCTTATTAAGCCACCAGCTAAGCATATAGCCCTGTGCCTCTAACTGCTCTAAGCCGTTCTCGTCTTTGGTAATGTGTACGTAGGTTATCTGCGCTGCCCTGCGCCATACGCCGCCGTCAGCGGTCTTTACTTCCTTTTTCCCGTCGTGCTTGGTTATTAAATTGCCCTCTACCAGCAAACGGCTGTTATTGTCCGTAATCGGCGCAAGCAGGCTAAAAGTTCCTACGTCAAAATACTTTGTATGCCATAGCAGGCTTGCCAGCTCGTCTATAGCTCCCAGCGGCTGCACCGTCTTATCGAATACTCTAAGCTCCATACCGTCACACTCCTAAAAATTCCTTGCTGTAGAATATGGATACTTCCAGAGAATTTACGCCGCTGGCTGCATCATATCTAAACATATTGTCGCCTATGGCAAGCTGCATAAATGTACTGTCTACATCAATGTAGCGGAAATAGTCGGTTTCTACGCCGTCCCTTATCAGCTTAGCGCCCTTGCTGCCGTACTTCGTGTTAATCTCTATCACGTCGCCCGTTTTCATAGTGGCGTTAATCTGTATAAATTCCTCGGTATCCACATTAAGCAGTATCGGGTTTGAAACTGTCCCCAGTGCTGTAAACCTTATCCTCATTCCTGTTGATACGTCGCCCTCGTTGTAGCAGTCCACTATTACGCTTTCCGCTCGGTATCCGTATATCATGCTCTTTGTGCTGTCCTTTTCGATAGCGCAAGGGAAATGCCACGCAGCCACCCAGCTTGCTATATCCTCTTTTGTTTCTTCCTCTTCCCGCCAGAACGGGTTAAGGCACTCTATTTGTAAATCAAACTCATAAAGTACCTCTTTCTTTAGTATCTTAGGCTCTCCATACGCCCTGCAATCAATCACACGCTTAAAGCCGCCGTACTCATACACCAGCGTAGCGCTA